ATTCGTCAGCAATATTGTTAGGAATATATGCGAACTCATCTAAGAATATTATATTAAAAGAACCACCACGAATAGCAGATGATGATGTTGCAGCCGCAACAATCTTAGAACCATTTTCTAATTCTAATGAACCTTTGTTCCAATTCATTACGCCTTGTTGCATCCATTTAGGTAGATGTTCGTATGCAAGTTGTAAACGACCTAATAGATCACGAGCAGTAGATGATTTGTTGGCAAGAATAGCAACATTTTTATTTTCATTAAACAAAACATAATGTAATAGATATGCAATAATGATTGTTGATTTACCAGACTGTCTTGGTAATTTACAAATTGTAAATCTATTATTGTGAAAAGTATCCACCATCTTCTCTTGAAACTTGTACATTTTAAATGGTACAAGACCTTTGTCAATGGTTACAATGTTTATGAAGTTAAGAATAAAGTACTTTGGACTTTCGATACATTTCTGTAATTCAACAATCTGCTCTTCAGTAAATTCTGAAGTAGTAAATGCTTTCTTTAAATTAGGATTGCCTAGATACTGTTCTCTTGATTTAAGATTTTCCATCTTTATTGTTTTTCTTTAGAAGTTTTTGTAATTCATTTGTAGAACCAATGTACAATGCATTGGTCACATTTTTAGGACCAGTATCAGGTACTTCTTTTAATCTTCTAAGACCTTGTTGTAGTCTTAGTAAATCTTGAGATACTTGACTTACTGTTTGAATTAACTGACCGGCAACCTCATATGTTCTAGGGTGTTCACTTTCTTTTGCAAGTGATAAGATACCATCTACTGCTTCATTACCTTTTTCAATTAACTTGTAAAGGTTTGCTCTGCCGTGTTCAAAATCATCTTGAGGATCATTTGATTCTGGTATTACAGCCACTTCTTGTTTTTTTACAGGTGCAGGTGCCAAAATTTGTTCAGCGGTTACTTCTAAAATTTCATTTAGTTTATCATCTATTTTACTCATATAACTATTTATAGTGTAAAATATTACTGATCTGTTCCTGTAGTCTCATCATAATTTTTATCATCTTCAAAAAATTCAAGCGTTTCAGTATATGTGTAGTCATCATCATAATCAGCACTTGTTGGATTAGGTGTCACCGTGACTCTCTCTCTACGAAAAGGACTCTCGTCATTCATTTTATCGTATAAATCAGCAGATACTTTTCTAATTACAGCACCTTTAGTAATAGGACCGTATAGATAAATTTTTGCAGTAAATGATAAAGTATATATTATTCTTCTATTACTTGTAAAATCACCATCATAAGTATCCTCGTAATCAACACTATTTAACACGAATGGTATATCTCTTTTGATATCCATAGTTTGATCTTCTATAAAGGTTACTGTATAATCAGGTTGAAAATATGGAAGTATCTGTTCTAGTATTTGTAAAGAGTCATCTGAACTAGCACAAAAACTATACAAGTTTATATTTACATTATATGGCACAGGAGCGAACTGACTAAAAACATTTTTATCGTCAGCACTTTTTGCAGTTTTATATTTCTGCATTTTATTAATCTTACGACTGGGATCATAAGAGAACCCAGTCATTTCAAAAGACAATCGAGGTAGAGTGATTGCAACTTTAGATTCATCGCCAGATCCTAATTCAGTTTGTTGTTGTAATCTGGCTAAAAACTTTTCTCTTGGTGCATACATTAAAGGTATTCGTAAACTTGATACTGCTTCACCAGCACTATTGTATCGTCTAACACCTATTGTATTAAATATGGTACCGAAAGCGATAATTGTATTTCTTATATGTTTGTTATAAAAATATTGTCCGAACATTAGAAGTCCTTCCCGAAGTGATAATCAGTTTCACCGAATGGGTTTCTTTCGCTGAAGTCTAGTATATCGTCTGTACTATCAGCAGTACTGGTCACACCAGACGCTGCTTCAAATTTGTGCGACTGATCTATAATTTGTTTATCACCAAGTTCAGCAGGTGCAGACTCTAGTAATATGAAACTTCTATCTCCTATATCGGACTCCATCATAATTGATCCAGATGAATCTGTTCCAACCTCAACGGTAACTTGATATGCCAACATATTTGTTGATAGTGCTTCTTCAGTTTGGTCAATATCATAAAGACCAGTAGAAATTTCTTCGGAAGAATATTCCCATTTAGTACACTTTAATTTGTAAACAGGAACATTTTGTACTTGATAAAAAGGTTGCTCATGTTCTACAAATTGTATTTCAAAGAAAGCATTTACAATAGGAAACCATATTAGATCACCTTCATTAGGTCTAGATGTTTCAATTAGATTATTTTCTGCTTCTAAAACTTTTTGCCATCTTGTTTTAGAAACTACAAGAGAAACATCATCTCTTAATTCTACGCCAAACTTTCTTATAATTTCCTGTTCACCTTCAAAACCATCTGTATTTTCAACATACATTTCTATAGCATATGCTGAAGTAAATTTAGCGGAAGTATCTTCGCCCAAAATTTGATCTTCATTTACTAAAGTTCTTGGTAAGTAATAAACATCTTGACCGTAAATAGATAACTGCTCTATGATTAAATCTTCATAAAGACGCTGTTCGTTTGTATTACCGTGGTCAAAATAGACATTAGTTGGCATTGATTATCCTATCATATAACTAATAGGTGCTTCGAATGTGGATCTAATCTCTTCTTCTAGTTTTTGTTTTTCAGATAACGCTTGAGAATAAATCTCAGCACCATTCATAGAAACTCCACCCAACATGGTTACACCTTGAAATTTTGATAAATTAGCACCCCATTGTTGCTTGATTAAAGCAGTGGTATATCTTTTTAAAAACATATCGTCAAAGATATCTGCATAAGTTGTTGGGTCTAATTTTCTGTAGCATTCTATAATTATGTATTCACCAGCAGCGACATCATTTTGCCAATCCATTCCAATATACAATCTATTATTATGCATATTAAAGGCAACTGGTTTTTCTCCAATAAGAATATGATCTAAGAAATCTAAATGTCTCATTGTCATTTCATAGTGTAATATAGAGGTAGAGGAAAAATCATATAAATCGTTCAATCGCATTTGATATCTAATATCGAACATATTTAAATTTGATTTATCATTAAAATTGAATATACCCATTACTGATAAAACAGATGATGGCATTACAATATAGTTTTGTTGGTTTTTAAAAGTGTTAGAAACAGAACCTTCAGTACCAGTACCAACAGTCTCATCTGATCTTGCTCGTGTAATATCATCCTCTGTTATCTGATACTTCATATACATTCTTTCAACACCGTCATAATGATATTGAGAAAAGTATTGTACTGCTTCGTCTATTCTATCATCAACCTGTTCAGCGTCAACATTGATTTCAATAACAGGTTTACCTAATGCTCTTAAGCAATATTCTTTTAGGGTTGCTTTTGTATTTGGTACAGCCATTTATTTTCCTTCTAATTTATCTACTTTCGCTGATAATTCTTTTATTGCTTCGATCAATAAAGGAACTAGCTTATCATACCAAACTGTTATGTATTTGTCGTCTATCGGTGCTTCTGTCACCACTTCAGGCAATACTTTTTGTACTTCCTGTGCAATTACTCCTACTTGTCTTTTGTCGTTATCATAACCTAAAGACTTTGCAGTTTCATTTTCTTTGTAGTAAACACCTCGTAATTCTTTTACTTTATCTAATGCATTATCTATTTCACCAAGAACATCTTTTAATCTCTCATCTGAATAGTAAGCAGTAATATTGTTTGTTGCTCTAATCTCACCTGTCGTACCAGAACCACCAGTACCAACACCTAGTGAGTTAACTTGAGCGTTAGAGTTTGTTGAGAAACCACCAGTTGGTCCAGTAGGTCCAGTAGGTCCTGTACCTCCGGTAGGTCCGGTACCTCCAGTTGGTCCAGTAGGTCCGTTAGGTCCGTTAGGTCCGGTAGGTCCAGTAGGTCCTGTACCTCCATCGTTACCATCTGACCCAGCAGGTCCGGTAGGTCCAGCAGGTCCAGTAGGTCCAGAAGGTCCAGTAGAACCATTACTTCCATTATTTCCTGCAGGTCCAGTAGGTCCAGTAGGTCCGGTAGGACCAGCGAGTCCTGCATTTGCAATAGTTATTTTTTTCATAGCCCCTGAATCAGAGGTATCTGATACCAGGATTATATCATCTGAAGCACCACTTGTAATCGTAGGTTGATCTGTTATTACATCAATCTTTGACTTACCGGTAGCACCATCAATAGTAAAACTTCTCGCTCTTGCCATATTATTCTTTCGCCTCCGTTGTGGTTACAACAGCAACCCACCTATAAGTGTGAGAAGAGATACCTGTAACCTTTACATAAATTGTATCATTTGTTGCGTCAGCACCAACATCTGCTATTAGAGCAGTATTATCTTCACTAACTATAACTTCATATAAAGTACCGACATCAGCAACCGTGCCAGCATTATTATCTATAACACCTTTAAAGTGATATCCAGCACCAACACCATCAGAGTCAGTTCTTCTTGCAACAACATCAACACTATACATTACAGTTGAATTAGCGGCAACACCTACTCTAGAGTTAGAAACACCACCTACAAAGATTTCTGTTTCGGTTGCGTTTGAAGTTGTGCCTGTTAAAATATATTGTTGAGTAACCGCATTTGCTGTGGCACCAGCAGCAGCACTACCCAAGGTAACAATATTATCACTAGAGTCTCTAATATAAATTTTCTTGTCAGCAGTATTTACTGCCATTTCTCCAACGACTATATTACTTGTAGTTGGGACACTATTTGCCGTTTCACTTTTTTTTGGTTTTATTACTGTTGCCATTATTTACCTTAGTCTTTAATCTCGTTAATTCTTTTGTTAAATTAGTATTCTGTTCTTCTACTTCAGTCAATTTTGCCTGTAATAAAATATTCTCACCCATAATCTGTGTTAGTTTTTTTGAGTAAGCAGTCAGAACATAATTTATATTTACTTCACCCGTTATAGTTTGGGCATCTTCAAATTTTGCCATTATAAATTCACTTTCTTAATTATTAATATGTGCCTCCGTCAACATCACCAAATGCCGGCGCTGAAGCACCGTTTGAGGTCATTACTTGACCAGCAGTTCCTGCACCGAGTACAGTTATTGCACCAGTACCATTTGCCATTAACATTCTATTTGCAGTTAAACTAGAAGCACCAGTACCTCCGTTAGCGATAGGAAGTATACCGGTTACTTTTGCAGTTAGATCAATACTACCTGCTAACATAGCATTTGTAATACCAGTTGCCTTAACTCTTAATGCGTCTGAATTAACTTCTATCGAACTATCATCAACAGCAACATTTAAAGTATTACCAGATTTTGTTAATGCAGAACCGGCAGTAATTTGCCCAGCACCAGAGAATTGTGATACAGTTAAATCCGTTGTACCCATAGTAGGTGTACCTTGGTGAGTAAATACAAAACCGTTATCAGCATTTACAGTACCTTCTTCAGCGAATACAAAAGTACCACCAGTTAACTCGGCACCTGTATCGGCGTCTGTTGCTCTTGTTAGTACAAAAGTTGCAGAAGCGCCACCAGCATTGGTTACTATATAAACACCATTGTGAGAAGCGTCTGTTTGATCTTTAACTAAAACTCTTTTAGTTCCGAGACCAGAGTTTACTCCGTCAATAGCAAGGGCGCCATTTGCATTTGCAGTTAGTGTCGCACCAACACCACTTGATCCGTTTGAATATGTCGAAGCAGCAAGAGCGGCAGCAGTTGCAACTTTAACTGAATCTTTAACATTCAATCCTGATTTAACAGCGTCAACATATGCTTTTGTAGCAGCGTCTTGCGATTGTGTGGGATCAGCGACTTCAGTTAATCTGTTTGCGTTGAAGTCAATCGTTTGACCAGCAGCAACATTAAATCCTCCGTTAAATGTAGGTGCCTGTGTGAAACCAGCAGTACCGGTTACAGTAATTACATCACCCGAAGCATTACCTAATGCAACCGATCCATTTAAAGTAGTTGTGCCGGTTACTGTATGAGTACCGGTTACAGCAACATCTTGACTGAATACAACATCACCATCACCTTCAATTTGAATAGCGTCTGTATCGTTTGTAGCACCAATGTATGCACCGTTGCCGATTACAATATTACCAGTAAATGTACCAGAAGCAGCCTGAAAGGCGCCGTTTGAAGTTATATTTCTTAGTGTTCCAATATCTTTGTTTGCGTCAACAACAAGTGCCTTACTTGCAGCAGCAGTACCAGCAGTAATATCTTCTACTTGCTCAAGGTCTGTTTCTACCATAGTTGCAGAACCGATTGTAAATCCAGCAGCAGTTATAATACCAGTAGTTGTAGTTGTTCCTGTATTGCTTATATTTCTAATACCCGCAATATCTTTACTTGAGTCAACGACTAGTGCTTTAGAAGCAGAGGCAGTACCAGCAGTAATACCATCAATCATTTCTAATTCTGCTTCTGTAATTACAGCAGAACCGATATTGAATTGTGTGGTGAACACAGGACTTGCAAGAGTTTTATTTGTAAGTGTGTGAGCACCAGTTTTTGTAACCACAGTCGAGTCGATTGCAGTTGAAATCTTATTATTGGTAACAGTTGTATCAATACCTGTACCACCTTCGAAAGTAATTGTTTCTTCAGTACTAACACCATCAGCAGAACCGGAGTCAGCAGCAATATTGAGTGCTGTTGAAATTGTACCGAAAGACAATGTACCTGAACCATCGGTCACTAGTGGTTGACCAGCAGAACCGTCAGCACCTGGTAATGTTAAAACTAAATCAGAAGCAACCGAGTTAGGTGATTTTAATGAAATTGAATTAGCGCCGTTATTAGTTCCTTCTTGTAATTCGATTGAACCTCCGACAGTTGTACTGTTTCCTATTTTCATTGTGCTGATAGCACTATTTGAATCTACAAGAACAGCAGAACTTGCAGTTAGTGATCCTAATGTGTGATCGTTTAGGTTAGCAAAATATTCACCACCTATTACGAGTACACTATTTCCATCGTGATCTCCTACGAATAGTCTTTGTCCGTTATTACCGGATGTTCCAGTTCCGTATGATATTGCTAATTCTCCGGCTGATAAACTACCAGGAGCACTAGTACCAGACGCTGTGGACCTTTTGATTTTTAATATCGTTGCCATTTATCTCTCCTAAAAACTTCCACCATTAATGGTTATTGTACCACCAGTTGTTGGTTCAATCGAGGTGGTAGTTGTAAATTTGTTTGTTGATCCGTTGAACATAAGAATAGAACCGTCACCAACAGTTGAGGCGTCAACATCTGAAAGAGCGCTTAATGTAGTCGCTGCCTGAGCACCCGCTTTAACTGTTACCTGATTTCTACCTTGGGATGTAGATCCGATTGTTGCTACTATTGCCATATCTCTATTTATATCCTTTAAATACTAGTTACCTGTGGGTAAACTGTTATCTGTCCCTCAATAACTCTAGTTTTTGTACCACTAGAAGTTTGGGTAATCTCTACATCATATACATAACGACCTTGCTCAAGTGCTGTCGTTTGAGTATTTGTTAAACTTAATATAATTTCACCAGTTGCAGCATTATTAACAGTAGTTGTGATTGTTGTCTTTGTTGAACTCGCATATGATCTTGCCATTTGCGCTTTTACTGTATAACCAGTTAAAACAAAGAAAGTTGCGTCTAAATTTTGCAGGTTAATCGTTGCCGAAAAGTCTGCACCTTGATCTATTGTTAAGTTTGCTATCGTTGCCATAATACTATTTATAACTTTTATCTAGTCCAGGTTTTAATAAATGGGATACTGAAATCTTTATCTAGATATTTCTCATAGTCAGTAATACCCATAAATTCTAACACTTCATAAGGTTCTAAATTCTCAATATCTTCATAATATATCTCTCGTATATTTGTAGATACTTTCTTTAGATGATCTACAAGTCTATTCATCAATTTATCAATTAATATTATACCTGTATGTTCTGCCCACGCCGGTACTTTAAATGATAGTCTTTTCTTATATATTTTCTTTGTTCTCTCGACTAATTCAGTTTTATCTCGTTCTCTTTCAGTAAAATATAAGTTAGTTTTTTGTGTCAACCATCTCGATATACCTTGTTCAATCTTATTTCTTCTTCTCAATACTATAAAATCTGTACCATCAGTAGGTGGTATATTCATCTCAAAATCTTCAAGTTTCATTCTACCTTCGTGATATGCTCGTTCCTGTTCATATGTAGGTGAGAACGGAGGATACTTTATAAGATAGTTTTTATTAAAGTGATCGCAAGTAATATGATGAACATAGTCCCACGCCTCGAATCGTAGATTAGTCCACTCTCTATCTTGCTCAGGTGTAATATTATGACCTGGATAAAGACCGTCTTTCTGTTTCACTCGTACAGACAACCACGGATATTTGACCCGCATTTCACAAAATCTAGGAGAGTAAAATTCAAATAAACCAAAATAATTATCTTCTAAAAGATTATATCGTCTATTTAATTTTTTCAGAGAACCTTCAGTATCATCACCGCTATATTTAGCACGATAATATCTATCAAGTATCGCCCAGAGTTTTGTTGATCCGCACCTTCCTGTGTGGAGTATTATTTGTTTCATAATCTAATGTGTATATAATTTCTTTTAAATGTCTTGCAACCTTTCGCCATCTAGCAATATTTTTTAGATAGTGAATGTTCTTTGATTTTAATTCAGAGTTTTCATCTCTCAATAAATCTAATTCGTGTTTTTGTTCTTCAGATAGTAGTTTATATTTTAGTCTTTCAGGTATCCATTTCCAATACCACTCTTCAGCCATATAATTAGTTTCATCTCTTAACTGTTCGACCATACCTTCTAGTACTTTTATATAGTCTTTATCGTTTTTTATTTCAACAGCACTCTCATTATATTTCCACTCACTTCTAAAAAATTCACATTGAGTAGGGTCTTGTGCTTTTAAATCTTTTACTATTTGTTTATAGTCAATATCTGTTTCTTTAGGTTCGTTAGGTTTAGCACGCCAGTT